TTGTAACCCATGTTGGATATACAGTTGCATTGGTACTTGTATCGTCTGTAATTGCAGTATTTGTAGCATTGGTTGCAGTTGTTGCGCTGGTTGCTGAAGTTGCGGTAGTTGCAGTTGCCGCATTGCCACTAATAGAACCAGTAATTGTGTTTGCAAATGACCATACACCACTAGATGATACAGTTGCGTTATCTGCGCCACTATTTGTTACAAAACGAATAGCATTAGCGCCAGTTGTTCCAATTGCTAAATCAGAAGTTGTAGAAGTCAAATACACCATGTTTGGCGCGTTAAAACTGTTTGTTCCAGCAGTTCCAGCCCAACCGCTACTGTTCATACCAAAGTCACCGTAATAGGTGGTTGCGGTAGTGTTGTTATTTCCTACAACAACGTCAGCAGAAGCCGTCGCACCAGTATTGGTGTTTTGAATTTCCATCTGAATGTAAGCATTTTGACTAGCTTGCATTGTCAAAATATGGTTGCTATCGGTATAGCTTAATGTTCCATAACTATATGCACCGGTTGATGATGAACCGGAAGTTGTTCCGTTTGCAACAAAAGTTCCTGAAGTTACAGAAGTAGCAGATGCCGCGCCCAATGTTGGAGTTGTAAAGCTTGGACTTGTTGCTAAAGCTACTACGGTACCAGTACCGGTTGTGGAATAGCTTGTACCCCATGCAGAACCAGTTGAATTAGCAATACCGGCACTAGGATAAACCATAGTTGATGCGGCATTAATAGTAATTGCAGTAGAACCGTTATAAGTTGTACCACTACTGAATGTAATGTTTGTACCAGCAGTTAAAGCGGCCAAATTGGTACCCAAAGAAATGCCTGAAATAGTGCTATTGGCTAATTGGGCGTTTGTAATTGTTCCGCTTAAATCAGTTGTAGGGATTTGTGAAACTGCGGTTAATGCGCTTGTACCGCTACCTTTTACATATCCTGTCAATGTAGTAGCGCCAGTACCGCCATAGCCAACGCCAATTGTGTTAGCAGTCCATGTGCCAGCAGTTAATGTACCAACGCCTGTAATGCCTGTATATGAACCGCTAATATAGCTAGAACCAACTGTTCCGCTAGTAATTTGATTACCGGCAATAGCAATGCTTGTATTTGTTACGCTTGATATTTGGCCGCTTGCATTTGTAGTAATTACAGGAACGCTAGAAGCAGAACCATAAGTACCAGCAGTTCCAACTGGCGTAATGCTAAATGTATAACCAGTTAAAGTTAAACCAGTTCCAGCATTATAAGTTGAAGAAACGCTAAAGTTGCTCCAATTCATTGCCGTGGTACCAAGTGTTCCACCTGGTTGTGCCGTGCAATACCATGCTGAACCAGTTTGTGAACCATATTCAACAAACACTAATGCGCTGACATATTGCGCCCAAGTTGTAGAACCAACCGCATAAGTCCATGCGCCAGCATTTACTTGATAAATACCGTTTTGTGATGCAGTAGTTTGGTTTTTAACCAATACTGTATTACCAGCAACAAGACTTACTCCATCAACCGTTTGCAATCCTGACAATGAAGTAAGGTTTGTAAGTGTTGCAACTGTTACTGGATTTTTCCAGCTAATACCAGCGGCATAAGATTGAAGCGTTAAATAGTTAACAATATCTGTTGGACTAGAAGCATTGGTGCTAATAGTTCCAGTTGTAGTGGCAATATTTGTAAAAACACCAGTAGAAGGTGTTATTGAACCAATTGGGCTACTGTCTAACGTACTGTTAGTAATTGCTAAACCTGATTGAACAGGATTAGAAGTAGCATAAAACGGCTTACCTTGGCCAATAAATGTATTAAAACTGCCGTCCAGGTTGAAATACGCTTGTACCGGCAGTAAATTCTGTACCGCAGAATTTGATGGTGTAGTCATACTAAACCTTAATAGGCAATACAGTTAACTAGGATTACATCACTTGCTGACATTGGTGCCGCGGCGCCAGTTGTTACTGAAAAGCTAGTAAATGTTACTGAAGTTGTTGTGCTTCCAGTTAATTGTAAAAATAATGTAGAACCGCTTGTTACGTCAGCGGCAAAAGCTAACCATCCATTTGGCGCGGTTGGAAGTGTAATCGTTCCGCTTGAAGCGCCGCCCGAACCAACAACAATTTTAAATACAAAAGTGTTTACGGCGGTAATTGTTGGGCTTGTTCCAAAACCTGAACCAATTGTAGGCAATGAATTTGAAGTAGCAATTAAATTGCCACCCATAGACAAAGTTGCTGGATTTTCGGTATTACCGCTTAATGGTGGTGAAAATACTGCACCGCCAGGACCAATCAAACCGGTGCAAGCCCCAGCCGTATTAAATGTTGCCTGTACTGGCAGTAAATTTGTTACTGAACTATTTGCTACGCCTGGGTTTGCCATAATGTTTCCTTACGATTGGTCTGCTACTGGCATTACATACAGGGTTCCTGAAGTACCAATTGCGGTAATTGAGAAAATCTGTGGAACTGCAATAACAGTAGGTTGTGACATTGTTACGCCTAATACAAACGATTGGCTACTATTTCCACCAGTAGGCAATACTGCGGCCGGTGCAGAACCAACGCCCTGAACAACTGGGGTAATGGTAATTGCAACCGGTGTAGAAGCAGTATTTAGAAACGCACAATAGTTAATTTGGTCGTTGCCGCCTGGGGTAATGGTAACTGCCGTTGACGATGTTCCACTAACGGTAATAGCCGTTGTAGGTCCAATAAAACGATAAACGGAAGTATTAGCCATGATTAAACCGCCGTAACTGGGATTGGACCTTCGTAACGAACAATTTGGAACTCATAAACACCGGCGGCTGGAGTTAAAGAACCACTAGTTAAATTACCAAATTGAATAGTTAATACACCATTGGTCAAGCAATCACATTCTGCAAGAAAAATACCAGTAGTTTGGTTAGCAATATAACCGCCTGACATAATGAAGTCAGTAGTTAACAAACCAGGAATATTAAAGGTTTGAACGGCAGTAGTATTGGCGGCAACTGCAACAGGAGTTAAAGATGGGCCAATGTAAAAAGTTTCGTGGGCATTTCCACGTGCAACAGTTGTAGATGACATGATTTTTCCTTTAAATGAGGATAATTAATTATAAGTCTAAATAGAAAAAAAGCCACCCTTTTTGGGGGCGGCCTTTCCTTTACTTCTTACTTAATTAAGCCCCAATAGGGTTAGTTAAGTTGTAGTTGCTAAAGTCGTAACCGTAAACATAAACGTCACAAGTAGCGGCCGCGCCTTGGGCGGTAGTTACACGGAAATAAATGTTTTGTGCTGATTGAGTAGCAGTAGAAGCTACTGTCAACTGGTTAACAACTGTCGCACCAGTATTGCCTGAAAGTGCAGTAGAAGCCGCAACAATAGCAGTACCTTGTGCGTTAGCCGCTGGGTAAACTGCCGCAACTGCCGTTGTCAAGCTTGTAGAAGCATTGGTAACGATAACGTTGCTAACAGAAAAGTTAGAAGTGTTTTGGATTGGAATTGCGTTATCGCCAGTAGCGTTAACGTTTACGCCAGTCAATACACCTAACAAACGAATAGCTTGGTTAGAAGCTAGATTTGATGGATGAATCGTTTGGGTTGATGCTGGTCCTGGATTGCTCATGATTTTATTCCTTAAATATGGTTGAAATGCCAGGGTGTTACCCCTGGCTATTTAATGCTTACGATGCTACGCGGCAAGCAAGTTCAGGGTACAAAGGCGCCCAGCCATACAACACATCCAAACGTGTAGGAATGGAATCGTTATTTATGGTGTACTGCCTCACGACTCTGAGGGACAAGCCAATTTCTTTGTCAGAGGCACGCCCTGCGAAGTGGACCCCTTCTGGCAATTCTAAATCTGCGACCGCAAGGCAAAAAGCATTGCGGTGCATGATAATGTTTTGTGAAGAAGTTGTACCAATATTGTTAAATGGATTAACAGTCTGTGAACCAGTAGAAGTTACGCTAACGTTTTGGAACTGACCAGCAGTAATAACGGCTGGGGAAACAGTCACGGAAGCAGTACCACCTGAACTGATAGAAGTAGTAGAAGTAACTACGAATGAACGCAATTTACCTGAACCGTAAGCTTGACGGTTTTGTGGGTTAACTGCATACACACCGTTAATGGTGAATGTGTCGCCTTGGTTCAATGTTGCGGCCGCACTTGTAGCACCAATAGTGATGGTAGAAGTTTGCGCCCAACCTGAAGTCAAGAAGCCAGTTGCAGTTGTAACGTTACAAGACAATGTAGCACCGGAGTAGCTACCGAATGTTTGTGCTTGAACGTTTTGGTCCATTTTCCAATTCATGCCGCCGGAATCACGACCCATAAGGCCTTTACGATACTGTTCGCCAATTGCTTCTTGTGGAACGAACAAACCTTTCAAGCTATCAACAATAGTTGCTGAAGTGAATGGCTCAACGATGCAAGAACGGCGACCGTCACGTGGCGCACCTTCAGAATCAAGGTAAGCGGCCGCAGTCAGGTAAGTAATCAAACCAGTTGGAGCAGTACCGGCAGTACCAACGATGTTTGCAGTATTGTTCTTTGCCATCAATAGACCATCACGGTCTATCTTATTTGCAATAGTTGCTACCGCGGGTTTCAGCACTCTATCCGAAAACATATCCAAAGACAATGCCAAATCTTGCGTTGTGAACTGGGTCGCAACTTGGAATTGAGTTGTCAATGTAACTGGTACTGAAGTTTCGTTGAAATCTTCAACTGACAAAGCCGGACCTGTCGCACCTACGAAGCGTCCAGGACGTCTTACGTTTACGGTTGCGCCAATTTTGCCGCCAACTACTGCGAACTGGTCGTCATAGTTACGGTCAACTTCTGAAGTGAATGTTAATTCGTTTTCCAAAACCATCAACGCTTCGTTGGTGATTTTGCTAATGGTTAATAAATTATTTGCCATGATGCAAGTTCCTTAAATGTAAATTAAATTTTTACCTTAACGAATCTTTCCTGTCTTGCGGCCGGCTTTCCAAGCTTGATAGTCGATTTGTTCGCCATCTGTATATACGCTTTGACTGCCTGTCCCACGAATCGGATTAATCGGTTTCGGTGCATTTGACTTCACCGCAACAGGCTTACTTGTAGCTGGTTCTTCGGCTTTCGCTTCAAACTTCGCTTCTAACTTCCCAATCAGCTTTAACGCACTAGCGGTAGATAGTCCGGCAATCTTGGCGCCCAATTCATCGTCTGAAGCAAGTTCATACAGAATCCTAGGACCAACATCACTTTCCAAAATCGCATCACGTACTTCGTTGCTTACTGCAACTGTTGATGATGCAACCATATCTTCGTAATCGGGTAATTCAGCTTTAACTGAATCAAGCTTTTGTTGCCAGGTTTGTAATACTGCCTGTTGTTTAGCTTGTTCTTGTTGTTGCCGTACTTCCCTATCACGTCTTGCTACTGCTTCATTTGCTGACCATTCGGCTAACGCTTCAGCGTATTTAAACGCATCCGGAAAGTCGTCAGGTTGTGGCTTTGTATTGGCAGTTTGCGTTTGTGGCGCTGGTTGTTGCCCTTCTAAAGCCGCTAAACGTGCTTCCAAACTTTCCCTAGCTTCGCGTTCACGTGCCGCAGTTTCTTCGGCCGCCTTACGTGCTTTGGTCAGTTCAGAAAAACGTTTTTCTAACTTGGGGTTAGATTTCGGTTCCTCTGTTACGGTCGCATTTTCTTCCGTTGGGGCTGGTTCACTCTGACTTACTTCGGCCGCTGGCTCTACTGGAGTTTCCTCAACAGTAGCCGCAGTTGGGCTTTCTTCGGTAGCTAAACCTAGTTTCCCAGCATAAAAATCTGCTGAATTATCATTTGTTACTACGTTTGTTGCCAAACGTTCTGCTACATTTGCTTCTGACATGGACTTCACTCCAAGAATTTGCCCGATGAACCCATCGGTAGGTTGTTTCAACTATACAACACTTTACTGCGGTTGTGCAACATTAGTTGGTTGCAAACTACCAGTTGCTTGATTTGCAAAACCATACTGTTCTTTATTCCGTGCTTCAATTTCTCTTTCAAGCTTGGCGGTGTCCATGTGATGCAAGATTAGTTCCATAAGCGCATCAATTTCCATCTTGTTTTGGCTGGTAACTGACCTAGTATTTTGGTCATTAACCTTGACTTGGGCGTTAAGCATGGCACGTCTATCTTCATGGCCTTGTTTAACTTCTTCAATGTCCTGGCGTTGCTTAATGTACATCTGCAATTGCTGGTTCTGTTGACCCATTTGTTGCAACGCATCTTGCATTTGCTTAATTTGCATTTGAACTTGTGGCGGTATCTTGGATTGGTCGTCAATTTGGGCCAATGGATTGATAGAAGCAAGGCGGTCTGCAATGACTTCTGCGCCTGGGAAGTCCATATTTCTAAATACCAAGTCACCAATCTGACCAAATAGGTTCGGATTAGCAGTCAGGGCTTGCATCATGGATTCCACGGCTTCTTGGCGTTTAGTGCTATATCCAGGGCCAGTTTCCATCACAATGTCGTATTCGCCAACGGTTACGTCATTTAAAACCTTATCAATGCCGCTTTCGTCTTTGCCTTGCTGGTTAATCGTGACAATCTTTGGCTTGCCA